GTCCGCCCAGCGTCGGCCAGCGGCGAAGGTTGAAACCACGTCCATTTCAATGCGTCGATGCGGTTGCAGATCAAGGAACTCGCGCACCTTGCGCGTCAAGGACAGCATCACGCGCCCCGATGTTTGCGCCATGAATGCCCAGGCCATCGCCCGCCCTTCCCACAGTTCGACAATGCCCGCGCACATGACGGGCTTACCCTCCACGGTACAGGTAAAGGCTTTGCCGTCAATCGCCAGTGCTTTACCGTAGGAAGGTTGCATGACAAACGTATCCGGCGAATCCTTGTCGTGGATGTCGATTTCGTTCAAGTGGTGTGGCTCAAATGGAATCACGATCACCCCCCGTCCTGCGTTTCCAGTTGCGCGACTAACGCCTGAATGTTGCTCGGTAACGGCTGCGATTGCCTCCATGCCACCTGCCCCTCCAAATCCCATGTGCCTTCAAATGACCACCGCTTGTCGCCGGAGAAAAGCCCGACGCCCGAATCCATCGGGTCGGCGCTGGATCGGAACGGTTCATCGACGTAGGTGCTGACGCCCGACACGTTGGCCAGCACTTGCAGGCCGATACTTTCAAACATGCGAAAGATGACGCGATGGATGCGCTTGTACTTGCCTTGCGCTGTGCCGTCCGCCCCGCCCGCTTCGATGCGAAGGGTCTTGCCGTCGCTGTTGTAGCCGAGCCCGACTTGTACCTTCGTCGATGCCACGCTCAAAGTGATGACGCCACTGGAATTCACTGTGCAATCGGGGTGCGCTGCGCCGTTGGTCAGCACGGATACGGTCTGCCCTTTCAGCCAGGTCAAACCGGATACTGTGGTTGTCGATGCGCCCGAATACACTGAACTGGCATCCATGTACACGGCGTCGGCCACGGCATCCCCGGTTTCCCAATACTTCGTCATGTACTCGACAAAGCGAACCGTGCTGCCATCCACGGTGCGCTTGACGGCTACCCATACCTCATCGCGTGTGCCGTCGCTGGACGGTATGCAGGCCACGGACTCCACTACCGCTGCGCCCCCACTGAACGCCCCGCCCATCGTGTGCCGCGCCCAGCCGACGACTTCCTGCTCCCTGTCGTATGTCACGGACAACAACACGCCGTCGTTGCGCACCATCCAGATCACTTGCTGCGGGGCTTTCTGTACGCCCATCTGGACGATACCAGGTAGCATCAAGTGGTTCGACACAAGGGAAATGTCGGGCGACTGAAAGCCATCGACGGTGAATACATACGCCATTTCCCGCAGGCTCTTTCCTGCGCGCGTGACATACAAGGACGCCTTGCCCACCTTGACGGCTTGCACGGCTGCCGAACCGTACTCTGTCGGTTGCTTGGCGGACACGTTGGTTGCGCTCAAGGCTTCTGTCAGGCTTGACGCGCGGACTACCCATTCGCCGCCCGCTGTGCCCACCAGCAAGCCCTTTTCGTCCGATGTCATCCAGCGCACGGCATTCACTGTGTTGGCATTCAAGCTGAATGACACGCCATTGCTGGCCGCTACCGTGCCATCGGCTGCCGAAGGCGTGAAATTCTCATAGTCCGACGAATTGCTGCCGTCCAGACGTTGCGGGAAATTCGTACATCCGGCGAAGAACAGCCGATCTTCATGGAAGGCCACCACTGCGGGGTAGCCCGTCGTCACGCCCCACACGCCCAGCCGCCAGGAGGCCGTCGCGCCCACGCCAACGGCAGTGACCCACACGACATTGACGTGCGTGCTGTCTGTGTAGGCGGAAATCGTGCCCCAGCCCCAGGTCGCGCCGGACTTGAGCCGGATCATGCGCCCCACGTCGGTTGCAACGAAAGATGCTGCCGAGGCCGTGACGGTCGCCGCGCCAGGCCCTGCCGCACTGGATGTGAATGTCGTGGCCGTGGCATTGACGTTCAGATACGGGCCATCGACGAAACTGATGTCCGAGAGTGTCCAACTGGTCGCGCCCAGGCGTTGCAGCTTGGCCGGGGCGTGCGCCGGATGTGTGATGTACAGCACGTCGGCGGACTGCGTGAAACCCAAGCTGAAAATTTCGGACGACGTGTAGGTGGTGGCCACTTCATACGGGCTGCCCCCGCTCAACAACTGCCCGTCGTTGGTGTAAAAGCGAATGTAGCTATCGCCAAACTCCAAGACATACGCCTGGGTCGTGGAGAACTCAAAGCGTTGCAGCCGCACCTTGCCATTGCTCTTGGTGCCCGCGACATACCGCGTTCCGGGCCTGCGCGTGAGCATGCCCTGGACTGTCGGCACATAGTTCAAGCAGGTGGCCAGCGCCGTCTTGTACTTCTCCAACCCGACACGGCCATAGACCGTGGGCGACCATTCACCACTGTTGAAGTTTTGCTGTATCCAGGTTGCGCGAGGCATGTTAAATCCTCGCCAGGATCAATCCATCGTCGGGAGAGGTTCCGGGCAACTTCTCGATAGCGTCGATGCCCCGTGCCTCGCGGATGCCCTGCTTGTATTCTTCGTTCAGTGCGTTTTTCTTTTGATTGGATGTGGTCAGGACTTCGCACAAGTCAATCGCAAGAGAAATCGCCAAGATGCTGTAAAACGCAGGATCGAACTGCGACACGTCCTCGATGTCCGCCACATACCGCAAACCCAGCGCGCCCGTGGTGCTAGTTGTACTGAGCGTCGCGGGCGAATTGACGGAATTCGTCAGTATCTTGCGGCCTTCGATCACCCAATCCAGTGTCGAATCGGACGGCAGAATGACGCGCAGACAATCGGACGGCAGGGTGAAAGCATAGGTGAATTCAAACGTCGGCGCAGTCACGTCCGGGGCCAGCGTGGTGCGCTTGATGGCGAAATTCCACGCATGACGGCGCAATTCATCGCGCCGGTTAGAATCGTACTGGACAGAGCATGCCCGCGCTTCCCGACTGTTATCGGACAAGCTAAGTATCGTGGCCGCGCCCACACGCTGCAAGGCACTGTTGCAAATATCAACAATGCTTTGAGCCACGGTTTAACCCATTCCGATAAGGTAAGCGTAAATCGCTGACGGGGTGCCACCCGAAATGCCGATGCGAACTTGGCCCGCAGGCAAATCAATACCCGTCTGCGTCAGCGGCAGCACAGTCGCGGAAACTGCCGAACCCGCGAAAATGGACACGGTGCCCCAAGTGCCATTCATGGACTTGAATTGCAGTGTGAATGTCCCACCGCTGGCGGTGCCTTCCACCTGGAACAAATACTGCCCGCCGCGAATATCAACTGCCGAACCTGTCGCACTGCCATTCGACAGAAGCGTGTATGCAATGTCATCTGCACGTCTTATTGGCATGACTTACTCCTTCACCAAGCCTTACCCGCCCGCAGGATCGCGTTTTGCAATTTCTCGACGCACAACAGCAAATCCTCAACAGCAGGCACGTTCGCCGTAGTGTTAATGGCAATCTCCACGTCCTTGCTGGTCGTGGATGCCTGGTTCGTGACGGTGTATTCGTCACTGCCGTTATTGATACCAAAAAAATACGTTGCCATGTCAATCTCCTGTGGCTATCCCTCTCCTGCTTTCACAGGAGAGGGTTACTGCATGGACTTAGTTCGGGGCCGTGAAGTACAGGTCAATCGTCAGCAGACCGGACGAAGGCGCGGTAGCTGCCGCCAGGGTCAGGATGATGGCCTCTTCGCTGGCCAGCGGCGTGGCATTGCCCACCACCGCCGACTTGCCGAACAACGTCGGCGTGTCCGTGGCCGTGAATGCCGCAGCCGCTTTGTACTTCGCGGTGCTTGCGCTGGTGCCAATAGCCAGCGTGGTCGAACCGGACGACGTATCAGCGGTCAGCACCCCGAAAGCGAAGGTGTAACCGGCAGGCACATTGGCCAACGTGATGGTGTCGCTGGTTGTCTGCGAAGCGTAGGTGACGTTGGCGCGAAACCGCTTGAGGCGCGCACCATACACGGTGGAAACTGGCTTGTAGCCCGTTGCCGCCGCTGTGGTGGTGCCCGTTGTGGTTCCGGCCAGTTCGTTGGAAAGATATGCGGTCATGGTGTCAGTCTCCTATGGCTTATTTGCAGTTGATGATGCCGCAACGCTTTTCTTCCAGGCGGGCCGCACCGAAGGTTCCGGTGACATACACTTGCCAGGAATTACGCTTGTCGGCGCGACGATCCACGGAAGTCTGAATGTCGTTCCACATCCCCAATCCCACGCCCGATTTCGCCCAAAACGGCACGATCCAACGGCTTGCGGCTACGAAGCTGCCGTCCGAATCCGCCGATGTAATCGCCGGGTTGATCGCGGTGTTGAAGCTGGCGGCACCTGGGATACGCTCAGAGTGGATGAAGTTGAATCCCATGAAGCTGGAAATCTTGCCATCCACCAACACGGGTCGGCTGTTGTAGTCCAAGCTGATGGCCTGGGCTTCGTTCAACAGGTTGTCGTGCTGCTGGGCAGAAAT